CACCATTGTCTGACCCACGATGCGCAAGAAGTCTGACTGTCAGATTATCCCATTCATATTCACCACCGAATACATCAAGAACAGAACCTTGATACCCACCAAGGCATTCTCTGAAGTATTTCGGTTCAGTTAGTGCGAATGATGACTGTGTGTTTACGATGTCTGTTTCAATGCTGAATTCATATGTTGATGCCAGATGCGAAACAAGACCATTCACAACACTGGATGCACCTGTTGCGGTAAACGGCAACACCGGTGCTTTTGCAAGGTCATATGTGATGTGATGCGCATATACTGTACAAACACCGTTGATAGGTTTTGTGATCTGATACACACGGAACATCTGCAGACCTTCATTGGTCATCAGTTTCAGTACAGAACCAACAGAAAGCGAACTGAAGTGTTCGTCATCAATGAACACTGTCAGTTCCGCTTCATACATTCCATTTCTTTCTTCTGTAACCACACACCGCTGTGCATTCAGTCTTCCAAGACCGTTTGAATGTGATGCAAGCATCTGTGTCAGCGTTTCAGAAGGATTCATCAAGATAGGTTTCATAATTTCCACCAGTTCGGCACCACAATCAGCGATGTAATGCCTGTTCCGTATTCAATCGTGTTTGTTCCTGGCACCAGTACCGGAAACGCATTGTCTGTCAATGTGATGTCACTGTTCCGGTTGATGGTGCCTTCATAGACATCCTGTGCACCGCAGTCAATGACTGTTGTGCTTGTGTTGTTCAGCAGTTCCATATCAGAACCGTTCACAGTGATTGTTCCGGTTCCTTGGACATACATTGTCGGTGTCGCATCAAACGCTGTCGGATTCACCAGTGTTTCACTGCCATTCACTGTGATGCGGTTTTCGCCCACTTTCAGCCACTTCTGCGGCATGAAGTCAATCTCTATGGCAAATTGTCCACGCTTGTTGAATTGACCCATTACCGGCTCTATTTTTGCTTTTATCTGACCCATTCGGAACACATCCGGTTCTTCATTGGATTCAATGCGCTGATACCCTTTCAAAGAAAGCAGATAATTGATCAGATTTGAATAGTTCTGACCAAAGTTCTTGTGGATGTAGCAATTGAAAGGAATGGTGACGTTACTGAACCTGTGATTGTCGATGGTCAAATCACCGCTCTTTCCTGGTATCTGTAGGTTCTCAATTTCTTTCTGTGGCATTCGCCACCATTCAGAACCGTCATACCACGCATGAAAGTCCATCAGTGATTTGCCACCGATGGTTAATATCTGTCTCATGAGAACACCGCCTTTCTGCTGTTGTTCATCCGCACAAATACACGTTCAACCTCTGATGCGATTTCCTGCGCATTCATGCCTGGCTGTGCATAGATGTTGATGTCAATGTCATCACCACCGGATGCCTGTGCGATCATAGACATCAGTTTGTTTGTGCCAATGACCATCTCAGACCCTGCACCATCACCGAAACCCTTCATACCGCCCAGTGTCGGCAATACTGTCGGCTGTGTGAACATATATGCATTTTCATATGCTTTCTTGTACCAATCGATACTGAATGACGGTACCCTTGGTGGCATCAGACTAAAGTAACCGGAAATGCGGATGTGCGGCATCTTCAACCTTGGCAGAGACCAAGAGAAATTGAAGAATCCCTTGATTCGGTCAATTGCATTGCGCACGGTCTCTTTTGCGCTGTTGATTTTTTCCGAAATGCTATTTTTGATGTTCTCAAACGTTGTCTTGACTGAATCACCCAGTTCTTGTGCCTTTGCTTTGACTGTATCCCAGTTCTTATACAGAAGCACACCTGCCGCAATCAGTGCACCAATCGCAAGTACCACAAGACCAATTGGTGAAGTCAAGAAACCAATTGTTGCTGTCAAAACTGTTGCAATGGTATTTATTCCAGATAGCAATTTTGCCACCGGTGAAATCGCCGCAACCATTGCAAGGATGGTCAGAATCAGTGTCTGTGTATCACCATCTAACTGTCCAAACCATGACAGAACCTCAACAACTTTGTTCACCAGTTCTTCCAGTGCCGGTACAAGCGATTCAGCCAGTGCCGCACCTGCACTGAAGAATGCCTGTGTCGCAGTGTTCTTCAGTCTGTCTACTTGATCATTGAATGCAACCGCTGAATTGACTGCATCACCGGACAGAATCAGACCTGTTGATTCAGCTTCTTCACCAAGTGATTTCAGTGCCGCACCGCCATCATCAACAACACCTGCCATTTCCATTGCAGATTTGCCGAACAAATCCATTGATAACTGGTCACGCAGTGTTTCATTTTCGACCTTGCCAAGTGCATCAACCGCTTCATACCAGACATCTGTGGCATCACGCATGTTTCCATCTGCATCTGTGATGCTGATTCCTAACTGTTCAAAAACATCAGAACCAGATGCCATGTTCTTGGTCAGTTTCGTGATGGAACCGGTCATTGTCTCCATTGATACATCAATGAAGTCAGATGCGTACTGCATCTTCTGCAGTTCTTCAACACTGAATCCGGTCTGATTTGCAAGTGTCGCAAGATCATCTGCACCGGATGCCGCTTTTGTTGCCATTCCAACCAGTGCTGTTGCCGCACCACCTGCCACTGCAGAGATTCCCTTGGTTTTTTCTGCAACTTCTCCTGCTTTAGTGCTGAATGCTTCCAAATACGGATGTGATGCATTCAACTGCTTTTGCAGATATTCCAGTTTTGATGTTGTTTCTGACAGTTCACGTTGCAGTGCATCCTGCTGTTCCTGGCTATACTTGGTATCACCGGCAGTCTTTGCCTGTTCCAGTGCTTTTTTCAGTTCTTCTTGCCGTTTCTTTGTGTCTTCAACAGACTTCTTCAACAGGTCATGTTTCTGTTTCAGCAGGTCAACATTTGTCGGATCATACTTCAGAAGTTTATTGACATCTTTCAGATTTTTCTGTGTATCACGCAGTGACTGGTCAACTTCACGCAGTGATTCAGTAAGTTTGGTAGTATCTCCACCAATCTCTATCGTTATACCCTTGATTCTGTCAGCCATAATTCACGCTCCTATCAAAATCTGTCAAAGTCATCTTGTGTGGCAATATCTGGATATTCTTCATTGTCATTGGATTTTTCAATGTACATATCCAAAACTGTGCCGGTCTCTATTTCGTCAAGGTCAGACAACGATATTCCAAGTTCCACGCATCTCAGCAGGAACAGTGCGGTTGTCATTTCCCTGTCATTTGCACGATGTTTTTTTTTGCTTGTGCCGTCTGCGACAGATTTGCAGTCCACAGTGCAACAATCTCATTCATCACCGGATACATCGCAAACGGATCAAAACCATCTAACCACTCGCCATAGTCAGAAGTAACAGAATTATCTGCTGTTTTCGCCATTGCGAATGCCATCATCTGAATGATGTTGACTATTTCAGTATCTACTTCAGATATGTCAATTTCTTTATCACCGACCGCTTCATAGAAAGTCCGCAGTTTTCCAATATCTTTGAATAGATCACGTTTCAGCAGTGTTCTGTATAACAACGGTGTTCTTGCCGTTGCTTTGAATCGGATTTCTTTTTCACCGATCTGTATTGTCTTTTCCATGTGTCCTTTCCCTTCTGAATTTAAAAGAAAATGCAGAACATCCGTGAAGACATTCTGCATTCTCTTAGTTGATCAATTATGAATTGACCGGTTCGTATACCTGTGTGAACCAGGATGCATACTGTGTTGCCGCTGTTGCTCCATCACAACGGGATTTCACGATGTTGTCATCAATACGTGCCATCGCTGTGATATTCAGTGTTTCGGTCTGTGGTGTAATGGATGCTTCAACAGTAGCACCATTCACTGCCGGTCTGGAACACGTGCACCGGTAGAAACAGTGACGAACTGCATTCGCATCGCCTTCAAACTGGAACAGCAGTGCAAATTCAACTGTTGGTGCATCACTGGATTCAAACGTTACTCCGTTATCATCTGCGGCTTCACCAAGAACAGCAGTTCTGAAACTGTCCGGAATCTTTGCCAGTTCAAGTGTCCCAGAATAACCGTTGTTTGCACTGCCCTGCCAGTACACGATGTTGTCAGCATAGAACGGTGAACTGTCACCCTGTGCATCCATTGACATATTGACCGCACCCGGAATCGGAACCGGTGCCGCATATGTCAGTTTGCCGGTGCCGTC